ACATGCAGCTATATTTAAAAAACGTCAGATAGCATCTTCTTATTTCCAATTTTAACTTCAATCTGCTGTTGCCATAGCAAAACCTTTTCAGGATTACTTGGTCTATACCATGCAGTATGTTCATTTAGAAAGTCTCTGTATTCTTCTAAAAATTTCCAAGAACCTTTGTCATTTATATAATCTTTAAGGCTCGCTCCAATCTTACAAACAGATCCTTCTTCAAACCAATAGGTATTTATAATCTTACCCATATGGAAATAAGAAGATGCTATCTGACGTTTTTTAAATATAGCTGCATGTTTATTGTTGAGTTCTGCCAGCAACTCATATAATGCCATATGATATTGAGCATCTCTTACTTTGGCAAACCCATATGCTTTCTCTTCTTTGTCATAAATTGGAAGAAAGTTCAGCCACATGTAATAATCTCTAGTTAAATACCAAGTCTTATCTTTGTTTTTATAGATTACACCTTTTCTGCATTTATCTTTTTGATCATCCCAGTATTTGATAAAGTCTTTTGATCTAAATGGAGAATTACAATAAAAACCTTGGCTATTAAATATCTCAGCTTGCTCATTAAATAAATAAGCTGTTTCATCAAAATCATATAAGCCCGGTTCTTTGAATAATGGCAATAAAAAATCTAACCACTCTTGATCAGTTTCAAAAGTGGTTGTAGTCCATTCACCATTATCATATGTAGGAATTACTTTACTCATTTACAACTTTGGCAAATATCATGTCTACATTTACCAACATGCAGTTTTCACCATCATGTTTCATGTCAATGCCTGTTGCATGCTCATGATATTTTACGGTATCTCCAACACTCAGAGTATCAACATCTTCACCCACAGCAATTACTTCTGCTATATATTCTTTTTCAACCTCTGTTCTTAAGATTGTTGTCCCTGGATAATATTGAGACGGTTGGACATCCTTTATTAGAACTTTTTTCCCTAGTGGTATTATTTTCATTTTTATCTTGTTTTATTGGTTTATCACTTTTCCATATAGGCTCATCCCAATAAAGGAATATGAGCTCATCTTTTTTATTGATCATAAGCTAATCCTTGCCCTCCCCTAACTGATGTTGTTTGTTCATCTTTAAGGTCTTTATATGCACCTTTAAATGATTGCCTGATTGCGTCAAAATCCTTTGCTACAGCCCGGATTTGGCTTATATTTCCATCTCTACCGTCTGTAATTTGAGTATTAGCCATATATGTTGCCATATTATCTAAAGCTTTTTTAATACCCATATAGGCTCTGTATGTAGGGGTTTCATACATCTTCATGCACATATCTAAGGCATATCTTATTTTTGGATCTTCTGTTGACTCTTCTAAGCCAACTTCATCTATAATAATATCTTCTTTTTCATGTTCAGGTAAATTAAAAAATGGATTAGATTCTGGATCTGGACATGTCATATAGTATAAGTACTGATACACAGACATATACGTTTCAGGATAGTCATCCATTATTGCTTTTAGAAAGTTTAATGTATAACAATGTTCTGTTACTACTACCTTTTCATTTTGTATATCAAATAATTTTGTAATCATGTTGTAAGATCTGTTATAACATTTGCAAGTGTTTCAACAACAGTTACCAAGTTTCCATCTGACATTTTTAAATCAGTCCTTGATGGAACAATAGCCCCGGTGGTTTCATTTATACTTACTGTTGCCCCCACCACATTATTTCTATTTATATATCCCGCCACAAGTATTGGAACTTCTGTTATTTCCACTTCATCATAACTATATCCAGGAACTGTAATACTTTGCGCTGGTCCAGTAGGATTTTGAGGATTTGGTATGGAACCTAAAGTATTAGGTGGTACTGTTACAGTACTTGAAGATTCAATTTGTCTTTTCTCTACAATTGTATATGAGAGTAAATCTGTTGGATCAATTAAGGGCATTTATTTTGTTTTTAACCAGTTAATAATACTTATTACTTCATTCTTCAAATAAGGTAAATCATACATTATAATTTCATCCAAGACAGGCTCTCCATTTATGTGTTCGTTTATTGGATAGCCATTTTTGTCTTCACCTATTTGCTTAAACTTTACATGCTGTACTTGAAGCTTGCCAATCTTTAATTTAGGATTATGCTTCTTTATAATATACGCATAAATACTCAATTGTAAATTATAATGGTTTAAATTACAATCATCCAGATGTGATACTGGATTATACATTTTAGACGTAATTCCTTCCCAATTAGTAAACCCTGTTTCTTTTATTTCTTTGTTTGTTTTATAGTCTGTTATGTTTATTGTGCCATCTATAATTTCAACTAAATCTGCCTGACCGCAAATTTTTGCTGACTTTAAATAGACCATATGTTCAGGATATACACCATCTTCAATCTTTTGTTCTGGTGCAATTTTAGCTCCAGTTTCTTCATCAAATATTGGTTTAATTATTGGAACTTCAATGCCATCTCTTTCAATAGTTTTAAAGTCAAGAAGATCAGCCTCTCTTTGATTGTGATAAAAGTTTCCTAGCTTGATAGCTCTATTAGATTCATTTTCCCAAGCTTGTAGTATTTCTTTTGGTGTCATACCATACCACTTTGATCTTTTATTTTTAGATGATTTTTTAGCTTGTTCTTCTGCATCAAACTTTGGTTTTAACATCCCAATTAAAGATGTAACACTCATCCATTTAATTTCATCTTTATCTATACTCTCATATAGATGCCCTTCTTCTTTAAATTGTAATGCCATATTTATAAATTTTGTATTCCTGGAAAATTAATTATGTTCTTCTTTTTAATATACTTTCTAACCTCCTTCCCTAAGTCTTGGTCATTTGGATATTTTTTTTCTAACCCTAGTATTTTATCTTCAAAATCTTTAGCGCTATTTGTATATTTTACATTATGTGTGGAAGTATAGTTAGTCTTGCTCATCATTTAATGTTTTAGTTAATTCATCTTCTTCTTCATCTGTCATTAATGCATGCCATTTATTTAATGGACATGAACTAGATAAAGACCTTATTTTTAAACCTAGACTACAGCCACATTCTCCACAACATGGTTGTGTTCCAGGGACTGTACACTTTTTACCTTCTCTGTCTAATGATTCACATCTCACGCAATGTTCCTCCCATCTTTTTTTAGCTATAGCCTCTACATGCTCTTGTTTAAATAACCTATTCTTTATTCCTTCAAGAATCTGTTTTCTGTTTTTAAATATGTCTAGCAAACTCATATATTATCTTTTTTTAAATTCTTTTTTTCTTTCTATTGATTCTTCAATTTTTTCCAATATACCCTCAAACTTTTTAATCTTCTTTTTAGTTTGTAAGGTTTTTTCATAACCATTGTATGTATGCTTTTCCAGATTACCTAAATAACTTTTGTTTTTAGTTATTGCTTTTTCTAGTCTTGCTTTCCTTATTGAAAATGTACCCAAAGATTCAACATATATTCTAGTATCTTCTATTTCAGACAAAGATTGTCTTACTTTAGAAAAATAAAAAGATATTAAATCATCCACTACAGATTGGTTTACACCTACTTCTTCCGCTATATCCTCTTTAAATATTTTGTTGCTTTTGGGTCTCACTCTCCAAGCACTTTAAAATCTAGTAATACTATACCTGATGGAATTTCTATTTGTTTGGAAATCTCTACAGTTTTTTTACTCTTGCCATTCTTTATAATCAAACCTTTTTTAGCAGCCTTATTTACAGCATTGCGTGCTGATTGTGGGCTTTTAAATATACTATTTGTTACAGCTATTTTACAAAACTCTGTAAGCTCATGCTCACCTAAGATAGCAAGCAAACCTAGACAATCTAGATCTGCATTGCTAACTTGTATATCTTTAAAAAAGCAGTGAGTTAATATTTGATATTTTAAAGTTTGATCTCGGCTAGTTCTAACTTTCTTTGATACCTTAGTTACTTCTGCCATAATTATAATTTTAAAATTACTTCAACAAGTCTTTCATCTGGATAACAATCCATCTTATCCCTTCTAACATTTGTGTGTGATAGCAGACCTTTTACTTTACCATAATATGCATCTTCTTGAAATTCAAATGCACGTTTAGGCCCAAGCTTTTTAATCCATTGCTGTAATCCTAATCTCATATCAATTTCATCTCTTTCTGCAATATATCTTAATAGCTTCTCAACTTCCATTATTTGTCTATCAGAATACTTATGCCAGTATTGATATTTCCTAAATGGAGAGTCTAACTTAACAACTTGATCTTCACTTACAGATGACTTAAAATAAGTGTAATAACTACCCATATCTTCAGTAAGACACCCCGCAGAACAAATCTCTATACCAATAGAGTGCGTATTCATGTGACCTGATCCAGTCTTTCCAAGATGCCACCCATATCCATTCTCAGGAAAAGCTTGTACTACAATCCCGTCATACTCTGATGGACCACCCTTATGAGATTGACCCCCTATAACAAATTCAGTGGCAACTCTCCCCCTGGTATCTTTATTCCAGTGATCAACCACCCTATATGGATTTTCTCTACCTGCAGTGTGATGTAAGAAACAGTATTCATTCTTACCTTTTCTTGGTAGATATTCATCTTTATCTAGATAATATTTATGTATTAACTGATCATAGTTTGTTTCAAAATGTTGAGACGTAATATCACTATCTTCATCAATAGCTTCACCTGATGATTTAGTTAATGTTAGCATATGCCAAGTTTGAGTACCTACAATACCATCAACCTTCAGCTTTTTTTCTAACTGAAAGCGCATGACAGCTTTTTCGGTTTGAGGTCCAAACTTGCCATCAGGAATAACGTTAAGAATCTTCTGTAGACGTACTACTTCAGGACCCTTATCTCCCTTTTTTAAAAGCTTATTCATTATCAACTACCTTTTTTAGTTTTCTTTTGGGTGCTTCTTGCTCAGCCATTGAACCTTCAAAATCTTTTCTTGCTTGTTCTGTTG